GTAGAAATTGTTTTTTACTGCAAGTAATTTCCATTCTACAATATCAACAATTGGTGTTGGTGGAGCAGGGAATGCCGCATCAATTGTTTTAAGTGCAAGACTGGTTTTCATGTCAACAAAATTAAAACTCTGCAACCAATTGCCTGTTGAAGGGTAATCATCTCTTGTTTGTGCTCTATGCACATAGCCTGTGCCAAATAGACTTTCTGTTGAATCGCTTCTTGCACCTGCGTTTGCATATAATGGTGTTAGAACAAATTCATACTGCTGATCAAAATCTATTTCTAATTCTATTAGTTGTAGTCCACTTAGACTGCTAATACCTGTGCTGGTGCTGGTAAATGTTTCAAAGTCTGGATCTGCACCTGGTATAACTTTTCTATAGCGTATGTTTACACCACGCCAATCTGCTAACACACTTGCTTCAGGTGGTTTAACATAAAACCGTATTGCTTTGTTGCCACTTAATGTTGAAGTTATTTGGTTTAGTGCAATAGTCATTGAACTTGCCGCACTAGGAACACTAGGATCTGCTACTTCTAGATCAAAATCAGTTGCTTTTTCTCTTATGTTAAGAACTTCTGTAAACGGATCAAAATCATACAAACCTGTGGCACTATATTCTGTTCTTGCACCCATGATACGAATTTGTTCGCTAGATTCCTGTCCTGTGTCATAGCGTAAACGGAATACAAAGTCATATTTCTGTTGCACACTTGTAGGTATGCTAGGATAACTTGGTGAACCTATGTCAGCGTCTAGTGTAAATGTTTGTGTTGTGCCTGGCACATAGTTGCCTGGAAATAGATAGGTATTTTTGGTCCATGCACTACCAGCAGAATTTCTATAGTAGAAATTTACACCATTCACACGCCAATTAACAGGTTGATTGTTGATGTCTTGTGTTATTGAAACTTCTATTTCTTTTGGATCTCTAGGATTACCGCCAGTCAACAGTGTTTGTGCATTTATTACACTAATTTTATTGTTGGTTGCTGTGACTTGTTCACCTGGATCTGCGGGCCAACCTGTTGATGCTTGTTCAACATAGTCTCTAGGATCTTCAATGGTGACTGCACCACTTGTGTTAAGAATAATTTTGTTTACTCTAGTAGACAATTCATTGGTTGTGTATTTTACTCTTGAAATAACCTGATATGGTGTTCTGCCTTTCAATAGTGGACCTAAACGGAATGTAAACTGTTGGTTTGCACCTGGTTTAGTTGTGACAACCATTTGTTGGTATACTGTTTCACTTGCAATATTGCGTTTGTAGTAGATTAACAGTTCTTTGTAATCTGCACGATTTGGTTGCACGCCTTTGATAGTTGCATACACTAAATCGCCTTCAACTGAGTATTTTACTTCTATAAATTCTACAAAATCATCAAATGTCACAACAGGAGGTGCTGGATCTACAGGATCATCGTTGTCTCCTGGACCTTCTGGTGGCGGATCACTAGGTGGTGGTGTCACATCATCATCAGGTGGATCTTCTATCACAGGTGGATCCTGTATAGGTGGATCTGGGTCTGGTGTTGGTTGTGCAACAGTTTCTTCTACAGCCAAACAGTTGTCTATTCTTGCTGTTAAACTACCTGCACTTGGAGGATTGATTACTTTCAAATCATATGGTGAATTATTTTCATCCATTCCTGTAAGTGTTTCAAATGTTAATTCTGTAGAACTTATAAAATTAACTTGACTACCTCCTGCACTGTCAGGTGTGTATATCGTGCCATCATTACCAATCCATTGTGCTGTAATACCATCTACAAAATTTAGTCCACTAACTGTCACAGTAGTATATCCCGCACTGTCTGTGATAAATGGTGATATGCTTCTAATGGTAGGTGGTTGATGTAAAACAACACTGCCTCCTCCAGTTGGTGGCACTAATCCTATAGGTGGTGATAAACTTAAATCTGTAGGATATTCAATAGTTGCACCCACAGGCACATAAGGTGGTAAAACAATATCTTCTTCACCAACAGTTGTGTATGGATATAAATTGTCATCATTTCTAACACAACCTAAATCAACAGTCATGTCATTGTTGATACGAATTGACACAATACGCCAAGGTGTTGTGCCAAAGTTTAGTTTGAAACTTTGTATTCTTATACAATCACCAACTTCTAGTTCTAGGCCTTGTGAACTTACTGTAAGACTGCATGATTCTTGGAATCTTGATTTGTTGAACATAAGCCTTGCCATGTCTTTGGCAATAGCAAAGTTTGTAATTGTAGTAAATGCCGCATCTAGTTTGTTTTCTCTACCATCAATAGCAATGTAGGTTTGACGCTCTGCATCTGTCTCAGGATATATTACTGTGTCAGTTGTAAATTTCTTATCTGGGTTAACATAGGTGACTTGCACAACATTATATTTTGATGTTCTGTCTACAGCACTAAATGTCACAGGTCCTTGTATGTTGTCTTCATTAAAAGTTGCAACAATAGTTGCCGCACCACTTGTAATATCTGTAGGGTTGCCTGCGTCTTCTATTTTTAATTTATATTTGCCTTGAATAAAAGGCATGTAAGCTCTAAATCCACTTAGTAGTGCTTTGGTATTGTTGAATATAGTTTGTCCTGTGTCCAACACATAGTTGCAGGTTAAGATAGGACCAGTTATACCATTAACATAAGTGACTGTAGTTGCACATTTGTTTTTTGCAATCAACCAACTGTCAAAATCAATGTCGCTGTTTGCAAGTCCTTTACCATAGCGTGGATTACGCATGTAGTCTAGCAATATGTCTGCAGGGTTTGTAGAATATTCTTCTGTTTCTGAATCATATGCTGTGCTACCAGTTGACGCTGTAATTTTATGCACCTTCTTACCAAGCATGCCTACTTTAATTCTAGGAATGTTGCCTGAAAAAGGATTGTTATCTGCGTCTTCTTGTGTTTCTATTTTCTTCCATTCATAGCGAGCAAATAAAACACTCACACCGTTGTAGATATTGGTAGTCTTCCAACTAGGTGCTTCACTTAGTATGCTCCATGTTCCAACAGGACTACTACTTGGTGTGCTAAAATATTTTCCATGACTGAATTGTAGTTTTACTCTACCATTGTATTTGCCATAGTCAATGTCAACTGTTTGTCCATTGTTTAATTTTCTGACAGTTTCACCTTTTAGTTTATGATCGTCTATGTAGATGTCATACAAACCTTCAACAGGACCTTCTGACAGTGCATATGCTACCCAAAGATATTGGTTGTTGTCTGAACCTGTTTCTGCATAGGTTATTGTGCCACCTACTTGTCTAAAACCATACACAACAGGAATATGAACATTTGATCCTGCCTGTGTTAAAGTGACACCTTGTTCTCTTTGTGCGGCTTGATCCCCAGTGGGCATGTCAGGCACATCAAAGATGCTTAGGAAAGGTTGTGCAACAAAGTTAATGACACTAGAAACAACATCAACAACTGCCTTTACGACACCTGTGACTACTTTTACAACACCTTTTACAACTCCTGATATTGCGTTTCCAATGCTCTTAACAATATTAGACATATTCTAGTTCCTTGCTCATAAAACAGCTTTCATCAAATCCTAGATGATTGTAAACTTTTTTTGTTCTTTCAGGATTAATGCCAATGTCACCACCTGTGATTTTTTGTGCACCAAACATCCTTGCCCATTCTTCTACATTCTTAAGAAGCATTTTGAAGTTGTCCATGTTTCTATGACTTTCTAATATAAAAATCATTTCAATGTGTGCATAGTGTATTTCTTTGTTCCAGGGTGCTTGTGTGATACAAGCTGAAACAAATCCTACAGGACGCATATTGTCATATAGATTGAACCATACATATTCAGGATGTATATTTCTTGCTCTGATGCTTTCTATTACTGAATTCTCATCAAACTCATCACCTAGTTCTTCATTGAACTTATGTGCTTCGCCTGCATAATAACGAAACAGTGTAATAGTTGCATTCAATTCTTCTGTTTGCATTTTCCTACAAATCATTAGCTATCTCTTCCCCATAAAAATTCTGTGTTTCCTACAAAGCCTGCTTTTTCAAATGCTGTGTCATATTTTTCGCCTTGGAATAACCAATTGCTCCAATCAGCTGTTTTTCTTCCTGCACGGCGTTCAAAGTCTGCAAACACACTTGACACATCTACTGTAATTGCACAGGTGCTGTCTGTTTCTTGTATGTTAACATTGAATATTTCACCTTTGAACATTAGTATGCTAGGTGTAGCACCTGCTGAATCAGTGCCTATAATTTCGTGTGTTGTTAGATCTAAAAATACTTTGTGAACAACAACAGTAGATCCTTCTGGTTCTTGTCCTACAAACTTGTCAATGTATCCTGCAGGTAATCCACTTAGATTGATTGTAAATTTACCTACCCTTACATCAAAGTCTTCATTGATTGGTGTATAACCTAAGAATTGTCCTTGTGCTGAATATGTGTTTGTGCCTGCGTCAGGTGCTGTGTCTGAGTCAAAATCAATGTCAATTGCACCACTTGCAAGATAGAGTGCACCACCTGACAGATGTATTTCAATCAAGTCAACTGCAAATTGATGATCTCTATAATATTCATCACGCAAATATTCTTCTGTGTAAAAAGGTTTCACCTACCAAGTCTCCCTCATTGACACAGTTGCCGTTGCCAGTCCTCCAATACCAACTTCATACTGTTGCACATTGTTTAGATTGATTACTGTAAATGGCACTGCTGTAATTGTAAGTGTTTCTCCACTACCTACATTGCTAACTAATGCACCTGCAAAATTAAGAGTTGCTTCGCCACTACCGTTTGATGTCACTGCGGCTATGCTTTGATATACTTTAGAGTGTCCACTAAATTTAAAAAAGTCTCCTGCGTTTAGCACAGGTTGTGTTGCACCACAATTTGTAAGAAGAACACTTTTGACACCTTTTACATAACTTGTAGATGTTTGTGGTGTGCTAGCCGTTTGCGCCGCTAGACTTGTATAACTGATTTCAGGCAATACTATTTCAAAGCTCAATTGACTTCCATATGTCTGTGCAATATAACCTTGCACTGTTGCTAGATCACTAGGTGATATAGTAGGATACTTTACATCAAATTCATAAAATTGATGTCCATACCCTGTGCGTCTGCTTTTGCCACTGAATGTAGTAGTAGCAATAGTTGGTGTGTTGACTTTGAAGTTTACTGCGTTAAAACTTGGTGTAGTTGGGTATTGTGTTGCTATGTCAGCCATTAGAATCTACTCCTTTGACCTGTTTCTAAAACAGCGTCTCTTATTACTTGTTGAATTACTCCTCTACGGTTTAATAACATTTCGTCAAAACTTGTTGTGTCCATTGCATTGATTGTAAAGTTTACATTTACAACTTTGTCACTACCAATGTCACTGTTTTTTGTCACAGTGCCTGAGCTGGCAGGTGTGAATATCTCTGGTCCTGCTTCACCTACTAGATAGCTTTCGCCTTCCATAACAGATCCACCAAATCTTCTACCTGAATATGATTGGCTTCTAATTGCGGCAACATTTGCCAAACCTGCGGCAACAGCAACAGCGGCACCTATGAAACCAAAGGGTGGTGGATATGTAGCAAGAGCAAGTGTTGCGGCTTGATATGTAGCCATGATAGCTTCTGCTATGCGTAGTGCTTTACTTGCTTCAAATGCCTGTTTGTTGTATCTACCTAATTGTTCTAATGCACTGCCAGCTTGTCCTATAGCCCATTGATATTTTTCTGTTTCTGATTTCTTTTCAAATTCAATTCTATCTCTAACAATGCGTTCAACTCTTTCTTCGTTGCCTATTTTTTGAAGCACAGCTTTTTGTTCTTCACTAAT